CTATGGCTTCCGCAAAATCTAAAACGTTCTGGTTAGCCATGCTGATGTGATAGGTGACGGAATGCCCAGCAGGGGCAACATTACAAGCCCATATTTCGTCAGCCGTCAGCCCTTGCCATTGGCGCGGCGCAGTGTAGAGGGGCGTCATGTGGTCATAGAACTTGTCCCATGACAGCAGGTTTTCGCTTTCGCTGATCCACGCCACCGGCTCCTGCTCTGGCTGCGCCAGCCTCTCGCGCAGGGCGGTGATTGCAGCCTCGCATTCCCGTGTCATGGACGGTGACCACGATTCGCTGCTGGTGTACGCGGTGCATTCCTCTAATGTTTCCAGCGCCTGTTTCATTACGTCAATGCTCATGCTTCCCCCAGTGCTTGCTTAGCTGCGGCGATGGCTTGTCGGGCGGTTTCGTAAGCGTTAGATGTGGTCTTGGCGTCCACCGCTAGCGCCTCCAGCGCCTCCACTGCCTGCCGTAGCGCGGCTTCCATCTCAAACATACTGTCGTTCCACCACTCCTGACGTTTTCCGAATGCCTCATTGGCTTCGTGCAGCCGGCGCAGTTCGTCGGCGGCGCGTGAGTAGTCCTCCACAATTGCTTGCGAAGGGACACCAGCGTTGTAGCGTTCGATCATGTCAGCCAAGCGCAAGGCTTCTGGTTGTTCGTTCATCGCATCCCCCTCACCACATAGAACAACACCCCGACCGCTAAACCGAGGGCAAGATAGAGCCATTCGCTCATTTCTCTCCCCTTGCTCTGATTGCTTTAGCGCAACTACTAAGTGTCCAATTGTTTCCTTGGTAACTGTTGGCTTGTATTGCGAGATCACACACCTGAGCGCAGGCTTCACGCTCTTGTTCTTTCACCTGCCACTCAAACTCTTTCAACAGGTCATCAACAGTATCCCCATGTCCGGTTGCATAGCCACGGTCAATCATCCACTGAGCAACTTTGTTGCGCTCGGCAGCAGCGACAAGGGCTGCGAAGCGTTCGATGTCTTTTTGCTTTTGCGTTATGCGGGGCGTCGGTGCGCGGAGAGTGTTGTCGAATAGAAGACCAACCTCCCGAGCCATCCTGATGATGTCGTCCCTGTTCATCGCTCCAACCTCCCCTCGGGATTCCCATCCCCGTCTACTGTCATCGCCTCCGCTGGGCATTCGTATGTACTCCACCGATGCCCACAGTCCAAACAATCCCGCAGCCTCCACTTCCATCCGTATCTCGTGTCCCTTCTAGATTCCTTCACCTGGCTGCGCCAGCTGCCACACTCCGTACACACACTCACGTCTCCCCCCTGGGTGCCACCACATTCACGTCAATCACACTCGGCTTCTCATCACCCTCAGGGTTGTCCAGTAACCCCGATGCCTTCGCCAACAAACGCAACACCTGAACCTTGTCGAACAACTCCAACTCCAACGTCTGCCCACCATCCTTGTTCTTCGTCACCTTCACATTCTTAATCGCATACAAGGCATGCTGCGGTATCCGACTCGCCGCCTTCACCCGGACATTGCCCTCATCATCCCAATCCATAATGTCCGTGATCTTCATGTTAGCCATCGCTAACAACTGATACGCCACAGCCTCCCTGTTCCCCACAATCGTCGCCGACCGCTCCAACCTCCTCTGCACACTCCTCACCCCACCCCAACCATTCAGGCTGGGCAACTTCTCACTGATCTTCTTCGGCCCAACCATACCCACCTCCTCAGAACGGAATCTGCTCGTCCGTATCCTTCACCGCACTCTGATGCGCCTGATGCTGATCCACCGGATTCCCCAGCTGCACACTAATCCACTCCTCACCAGCCGCCGTCACCTTCTTCCACCCACTCACATACACCAATACCCCATTCGGTAACATCAACTTCCCAGTCATGTCCGGGCTCCTGTCCGTCTTCTTACTCCTCGCCCGAAACAACTGACCCTGACCTACCCTCAACTCATACGCCATTTTCATCACTCCACTGTTGTAAAAAAATCACCGCGTGCCGTCGTACACGCGACATGTACCTGCCAAGGATTTTGTTGGGAAAAATTGAGGGTGGCCCCCACCGATACAGCGCCAGGGGGAGGGGGCAAGGGTGCCTGCCTCCGCGCCCGCGCTACGCGTCCCACGCCCGCACGCATAGCCCAATGTCACCAGGCCTGCCTGCCGCCCGCTGGGGACACGTCGCCTGCCCCTGCCTGTACAAAACCCATACGTTGGTCTGCGTTCTGTACAAACGCGAATAGCGGGCCTATACGCTCCTCACGGGGCTGGTGGCTATCTGCGGTCATCCTGCGCCCCGATCGTCGCCTGTAGGCCATCCTGGCGCGTTCTGGAGGCGTCTATCCATCAGGTCGAGCGCTGCATCGAGTGTGCGCGTCATCCCAGGCGGTGCGATGCCCTCGGCCCTGTACCGCGCCTGCACCTCGTCGATCAGCGCGTCGAGCTCTGCACCGGTCAGCAGCATCTCGAGACCTTTAACACTGTCATCATCAATCAATTCTTTAAACCTATCCATACAGACTGCTCTTATGTCTTTTAACTCTTTAGCGCAGTCCTGGCTTGCCAAATGCCCTGCTTCCTCATTTGCTCGTATAACTTGCTCAATGGGCTTCCTCTTCATGCCTGCCCGGATGCGTTTGACTGCCACCGTTTCGCCTGTTGCTGGCATCTGGTAGGGCTTCGCACTGGGTGCCTTGCTGGCCGGTTTGATGACTCCCCGCAGCAGCTTCTCGATCTTGGCCTTCTGTTCGTCTGGCGTCATGCTGGCTTCCCTCTCTTGGATAATCGGTGGCCGGCAGTCCTCGATCGTGCTGGCCACCGCGATGGCTTCGTCGGCAGTGATGCGCCGATCGAAGATGACTCGCAGCGTGTTGTTGTGGCTTCCCCTGAAGCCGCGGTACGCGACCTCGACATAACCCAGATCCCGCAGATTCCGAATGTGAGTGGTAATCACCTGGCGGCTGACCTGGAGCTCCTGCGCCAGGCGCTTCTGCCCGACCCACGTCAGCCCCGCGGCATTGCAGAACGATGAGAGCCCCACCAGCACGCGGAATGACCCGTCAGTGATCTTCCGGTCAAACACAGCCTGCCGTGGAATCACAACCCACGGATGCCGCTTCACATCCGCATCCTTCTGCTTCGATCGCGGCTTCACCGGCACCGCGACCTCAACCGGCATCAGATCGACTTCGACTTCCACATTCCCACCATCATCTGCCGCAGCTTGTACGCTGCAACCTCCCCGCGGTGCTTCTGCACCTCGAGCAGGTACCTGGCCTTCGTCATCTTCGTTGACCGCGGGCCGACCTTGTCAGGCAGCGTCATCGCCCACCTTGCCTCGCAATAAGCTCGGTACGCTTCGCTCTGACTCCCAACCGATCGGCCATCCGGCAGACTGATCACCCTGGCGTTGGGATGCACGCTCCCGCATCCGCGACACGCAAGATCCACACTGCCAGCGCCGATGCCAGCCTCCAATGCTGACCTTCCAATGACCTCCTGCGAGGCCTCCCCGCTGCTGACAGTGACTGCACCACCTTGTCCCTTCATTCACCTGATGACCTCATGCGCATAAACCTCGGTTCTTGGATCGGTGCTGTACGCCTTCTCAATGCGTAACCGCGCCACCTGCTTGTCGTCGATGTAGATGATGCCGTTGCAAGCGTCTAGGATCGCCTTGGCGACGTTGTCGAGATCCGGCTTGCCCGGAACCTCATCGCCACGCTTTGCGGCCTCCTGGCGCTTCTTTGACCAGCTGGCAGGGATCGGCGCGAAGATCACGATCCGCACCGCCCACGGATGCGGTGACGGCAGCACGTTGCCCATCGCGTTGCCCGCGGCCTCGGCGACCAGCTTCTCCCAGGCCACCGTCTTCGCCGGCGTGTACATCCTCGGCCTGCCTGCGATCGTACTAACCCGTGGCCGGCCCTTGCCGACCGCCTGGCCGTCGATCGTGAAGTAGACCGCCAGGCTCACCGCGGCGCCACCTGTATGACGTGGCAACTGTGGTGCAGGCTTCTCTCTCGCCCGCAACCGACCTTCCGCACGACATGCCGGGTGCCGCCAGGTGTCTCATGGCACCGCCGGATGAAGACGTATCGCTCACCCGTGCGCTTCAAGGTGAAGATCTGGCCAGGCTGCAGGTTGCGCACTCGCTTGATCATCGCTGTGCCAATAGCCGCTCAATGCGCTGATGCACGTCGCTGTAGCGGCTCGACAGATGCGTGCGAATGAGCTCGTCAATGATGCTTGCCCGACTCCGGCGCTGGTCTTCAGCGGCCTTGTCCAGCATCTCCCTGGTAGTCGGCTTCAGCCGCACCATGAAAGGCTTGTAGGGCTCGATCTCCATCGGCCTTCCTTTGTATCGTTGTGATCGCGCAATGATACACCCGGCAGCGCAGTCGAAAAGCAACAGGTTAGGGTTTGCCCTAGTGCTTCCTGGCCGATTGGGTATTTGACAGCCGCAAAAGAACCGTGTCAGTATTCGTTTCAGCGGTATCGCAGTGATATCGCAGACAACCCAGAAAGAGGAGTCTGAACATGCGAGTTGATCAAGCCGTCCAATCTCTGTGGAACTCTGGCTACCGTGCCAATGCCTCCACCGTGTTACCTGGCTACGTCGTAGTCCTTGACCCGGTTCTGGTCGTGTCTGGCGTCGAGCGCCGCATTGAGTACAAGCGCGTCAGTCTGCACAGCACCCAAGTCAGCAAGTTCCTGATCGACCGCAGCTGATCATGCGCACCCTTGCATTTATTGCACTTGGCGCCGGCTTCGGCGCCGCTGCAGCCACCGGATCACCCTGGGCGCTGCTGCCCGTGCTCCTGCTGGCTCCGTTCGTCATCCGCTGATCCCAGATAGAGGACACCATGACCAAGTTCGTCGCTTACTTCCGCGTGTCGACCGAGCGCCAGGGCCAGTCAGGCCTTGGCCTTGAGGCCCAGCAAGCCGCCGTCAAGCAGTACGCTGCAGACATCACCCACTCGTTCACCGAGATCGAGTCTGGCAAGAACGATGACCGCCCGCAGCTGGCCGCAGCCATCGCACTGTGCAAGCGTACCGGCGCCGCCCTGCTGATCGCCAAGATCGACCGCCTATCCCGCCAGGCTGCGTTCCTGCTGACGCTCCGCGACTCTGGCGTGCAGATCGTCGCTGCCGACATGCCGCACGCCGGCACCCTCGAGTTCGGCATCCGCGCAGTCGTCGCCCAGCATGAGCGCGAGGAGATCAGCCGCCGCACCAAAGCCGCCCTGCAGGCCGCCAAGGCCCGTGGCGTGAAACTCGGGTGCCCGACCCCCGAGCGCGGCAGCGCCGCCGGTATCGCTGCCATCCAGGCCCGTGCCAGTGCCTACGCTACGCGCCTGGCGCCGATCGTGGCCGACATCCAGCGTGCCGGCTGCACCACCCTTCGCGAGATCGCTGCAGCCCTGCAAGCACGCGGTATCGCAACCCCTCGCGGTGGCACCAACTGGGCGCCGTCGCAAGTTCGCAACCTGCTGGAGGCCTGCAATGCGTGAGAGCAAACCCCTGTCGAAGGTTCCCATCGGGAACAACTACCATCCCGAGCACCGCCCGAAACCAACCTGGGAGGAGCTCGAGATTCAATACTGGCTGCTCCGCAAACCCGGCAAGCGCCGACTGTCTGACGGGTTCATCGCGATCGTCTGCGTCGTAGCTGTCGTGCTGCTGGGGCTCGCGCTATGAGCCTCGACGGTCGGACAATCAAAGAGCAGCAGCTGGGACTGTTCGAGGTGCAGCATGGTGAGTTGCTCGAGCGGTGTCGGGCAGCAGCCATCGTGTACGCACGCCGGCACGGGTTCGTCAGCATTAACGAAGTTCGCGATGCCGTGACGTTGCCGCCTGGCACTCACCCTAGCTTGCTGGGCGCGGTCTTCCGCACCCGCCAGTTCCGCGCCATCGGGTACACCGAGGCGCTTCACCCGGCTGCGCACGCTCGAGTCGTGCGGGTCTACGCTCTACAGGAGGAGCACCATGCTGATCAAAGATAAGGCGCTGATACACGCGCTCAAGACTCTCGATGCACTGCAGTGCCGGTACAAGGTCATCACGCCAGAGGGTGATGAGCACGGCGAACTGCAGATAGCCCCTGAAAACAAAAGGCGCAACAGTTTGTACCCGCAGGGCGCCCGGAGCTCATACCTGCGCCCGATCATAGAGCCGCTCAAGGTCGGCGAGGCGATCGTCATCCCGGCCGGTGAATTTGACGCTGGCATCCTGCAACACAGCGTCTGCGCGATCGCTCACAAACTCTGGGGCGCGAGCTCGTATCGCACTACGCTTAACGATCAATCGATCGAACTGTTTCGCATCTTCTAGGAGCACAACATGGTCAGCAAAGTAACCCCCGATGACATGCTCAGCGCCAGCCGCTTGCCGGCGCTCATGGGCCTGTCGAAGTACCGCAGCCCGAACGATGAACTTCAGTACAGTATCGGTGCCATGCAAGGCGAGAATGTACGCACTGAAGGCAATGAAGCGATGGCCTGGGGCAATGAGCTCGAGCCCGTCATCCTGCGTGAAGCGGCCCGCCGGCTGCGCCTGATCGACCTGGTAACCGATCACCCCGAGGCCAAGTTCCACCCTGACGTTCCGCTCTGCTGTTCGCTGGACGGCACCGCTGACGGTGGCGGGCAGATCATCACCACTGACCCTGACGCCGGAATCTACGTCATCGGCCAGGATCAGATCGAGCTCGCGGGCACTGGCGTGCTCGAGGCCAAGCTCACCAGCGTCAGCCCGGAAGACACGCCGGCGCTCTACCGTGGCCCGATCCAGCTGCAAGCTCAGATGGATATCGTCCAGGCCCGTTGGGGCTGCATTGCCGTGCTCTATCGAGGCACCGAACTACGGTTGTTCCTGTTCGCCCCGCACCAGCCGCTCGTCGACCGGATCTATGGCCTGGCCACCGACTTTCAGCGCCGGCTCGATATTTGGAAGAAGAAGCAGATCATCGACTGGTATCAGCCGCTCAACACAAAGGATGCGGATCGCATGTTCCCGCAGGCCGACGAAGCATCGATTGATCTGGGTACAGAAGGCGAGCGCCTGGCGCGGGAAGTGCTCGACGCCAAGCAGAGAATCACCAAGGCTGCAGCCGACCAGGAAGAGGCAGAGAAAAAATTGAAGACCATGCTCCGCACTTGCAATCGCGGCATCGCTGGGAGCATCGAGGTCAAGTGGCCGATGCGCAACTACGCTGCCACCGCAGCCAAGATGGTGCCCGCCAAGGCCGCACACAGCGTGCGCCAGTCCACACTGACTATCAAGGAGATTAAGCAATGAGCTCGATTTTTTCTGACGGGACAGCCTTCGACCGATTCGCTTACATGGCAATTCTTGCCGAACTGGAGACTCCAATGACCGACCTACAAGTAGCCCACGATCGCGCCGTTCGCGCCGTCCTGAACGCGATGCACCTGGCCAGCGAAGAGGAGGCGACCGAGGTCGTCGACTCGATGGCCGCGCTGGTGCTTGAGACCATCAAGGCATTCCTGCCTGCAGGAGATCAGACATGCAACTAACTACCCATCGCGGGTTCGCCCCCGCCACCCTGACCGAGGCCATGCAGTTCAGTGAGCACCTGGCTGCGAGCTCGATGGTTCCCAAGGCATACCAGGGTAAACCCGCAGACATCCTGGTCTGCGTTCAGTGGGGCTATGAGATCGGCCTGGCCCCGATGCAGGCGCTCCAGAACATCGCCGTGATCAACGGGAAGCCAAGCGTATACGGTGACGCTGCGCTCGCTTTGGTGCAGGCCTCGCCGATCTGCGAGGGCGTCGATGAGCACATTGATGGCGAAGGCACGGCCAACCCGGTGGCGGTCTGTATCGCCAGGCGCAAGGGCCGGATGCCGGTCGTCGCCAAGTTCAGCGTCGAGGATGCCAGGCGGGCAGGGCTGTGGGGCAAGGCCGGCCCCTGGCAGGCATATCCCAAGCGGATGCTGCAGATGCGGGCTCGCGGCTTTGCCCTGCGCGATGCGTTCCCTGACGTGCTCAAGGGTTTGATCACCGCAGAGGAGGCCCAGGACTATCCGAGCGATGAGCCCCGCAAAGTGCGCGACATCACGCCCGCGAAGCCAGCCAACCCGCTTGACGCTATCGCGCCGCCACCGGTCGAGGCCGAGCCCGTGGTGCAGACCAGCGACCCGATAGTCATCGCCGAGCAGATGGCCGACACCGTCGAGCAACTGCGCGACCAGGCGCAGGAGGCAGGGCTTGAGGTGATCGAGGTCGAGGAGGTCACCGAGGAAGAGCTCGAGCGCGAGGCAATCATCGCTGAGTCAGGCAACCCGCCACGGCATCCTGGGTTCCCGCTAATGGTGCCTGGCAAGGGTGAGCCGCTGGCCACCTATCCTACGATCGAAGGATGGTACGAAGCCTATGAGGCGCTCGGTGACAAGACCGCCAGGGCTGGCCGCGCTGCTGCTCGCACTAGGATGACGAAGCTGCGCGAGCTTCGGGAAGTCAACGAAGGGCAGCTGGGGCGCCTGCCGCTGGCGTTGAAGCCGATCCACATGGCGAAGTACAACCAGCGCCTGGCCGCGCTGGGGGCCTCCCTTACGCCCGAGGAACGGGCTGCGGAATCAGGCCAGGTTGCTGCTGCCTGAGTCTGTCATCTTGCCGGCGGCGCTGGCCACCTCGGTCACCCGCCGGCCCCATCCCTTGCCGAACGTATCCCAGGTCGGCAGCGCCTGGAGGAACTCCAGCCGCCTAGCTTGATACCGGGCCACGATCTCTTCAGCAGGCATGGCCAAGACGGCCCGCAGCGTGCCAGGCCCGATCACCCCGTCATCATCGGCGCCGACCACCTGCTGCAGGAACTTGACCGCACGGCCTGGCCCCGAGTTGATGCCGCAGTCGAACACGCAATAGTCGACGCCGGCCGGCAGGTCGTCGCCCCGCACCCGATCCCAATACCGAGTCTTGTAGAGCGGCGCCACCATCTCAGGCGTCAGGCTGCGCATCTCGGCCTCGTCGACCGGTCGCTTGACCCATTCTTCCCAGACGCGCTTGGTGACGCCCAGGTTGGTCATGCCGCCAGGATCGCTCGGATGGTTGACGTAGCCGCCCTCATGGTGCAGCACTGCCGCCAGCGCGGAGTCGAAGTTCTCTTTCATTTCTTCGCTTTCATATCGATGATCTTCTCGAGCGTGCGGCCACCAAAATAGAACGACATGATCAACATGCCCCACTGGCCAAGCAACTCGACGTAAGCCTGGTTCGTATCCATCTTGAACGCGCTCATCATCGCGAAGGTGAAGTACCCGGCGAGAATAGCGATCAGCGTCATCGGCCTGATGTTCTTCGACAGCCAGGAGTCGCTGGCCATGTCGGCCTTCAGCCTGTCGGTCAGATTGTTCTGCTCGATCTCGAAGAGCTTGGTCTCGTTGGCCATCTTCTGGAGCTCGCCGTTCTGCTCCAGCTGCGCGAGCTCTGCCTTCGCCTTCGCGGCTGCAGCCGGGTCAGGCAGCACCCGGTCTAGGATCTTGCTGCCTACTTCAAGCAGTGGGCCGAGGGGTAGCATCATCGTCCTTTTTGGTCAGGATATTGGCTGCAGCATAGGCACCCTTGCGCCCGACGATGCCGCCGACCGCGCCGATACACAACAACATCACGTCCTTGAGAATCGCCAGGAAGGCCTGGTCGATCGGGCTGATCTTCTCCATGTCGTGCTCGACAAACATCACGCCCAGGATAATGCCGACCACACTGGTCACCAGGATCCCGGTGAGCGATAAGACGATCACCGCCCAGACACGCACCTCGATCTCTTCCGTCGTCATCTTCATCGGCTTAACTCCGCAAGCGTTGCCATCAACAACACCAGAAAGATCATCAGGAACATCAACCATTTCATTGGTTCGCCTGATACCACGACCAGATGTAACTGACCGAGTGATAGGAGATGATGCCGCCGATCCCGAGCACCACGGCCAGCAGCATCCGCTCCTTGCGTTGCTTCAGCTTCAGTGCCGCATCCTCCTCGGCCTTCTTTTTCGCCGCCAGTTCCGCAGCTTTTCGTTGTTGGATAATTGCGTTCCGTTCTCTTTGAATCTCTTCCCAGATGTCTGACTGTCCTGACCAGATCAGGTATTGCTTCAACTCGTCGGTCATGTCGCGGATCTTTTTGGCCGCGATGACAGACTCGAGCGCCTCGGACATGGCGCTCTTTTGCTTCTCTTCTGGCAGTTTGGCGCGCTCTTCGGTGCTGGCTTTCTGGATCTGATCCTGCGCGTCGAACAGCGACATGAACTCGCCCAGGCACTCCTTGGCGTCTTTGCCTACTTGAATCGCCTGCTTGATGCCGGCGACCGCAGCCTGGGCAGCTGCGAGTGCAACCGCGATCTCGACCATTTCAAGCCTTCAGCACCAGCGAGAGCAGCAGCAGGATGATCGCGCCAGCAGCGCCGATCAGAATGTGCTCGATGCGCTTGAGCCTGGCGTTGATGCCGTCATACCTGATTGAGCACACTTCTTCATGCGTCATCAGTCGAGCCTCCACTTCGTTTGCTGTTGTCATCGTTTACCTCAATTAAGGCGGCGGTGCATTGATAGTCGCGTATGGGATTATCTGAAACTCAATCCAATTTCGTTCATCAGCAGTGACTGACGATGGGTTGAGACGATAGGCCTGAAGGATGTCTGAATCAGCAGAAGAGAGTTCAGGGAAAAAACTATTGTCGATATTCCCTAACGCCCTGCCATCAACATAAGTACTCCAATAGAAAACATTAGCCAATGGTGTCCCAACGATAGCTTTGATCAAAGAAACTATTGTTGGCGACGTGATGACATACAGGTCAGCAGTGTCGTGAACCTTGTCCCACTGAGCATTTCGGTAGACATGGATATCCTGCACCTGTTTCCATGAGGCTGATGCTTCATTGTAAGTGTATGCAACGATGACCTCCTTCCAGGTGCCACCGTTGTAAACCGACATCCTCACGATGACACCCGCAGCCAAAGGGCGCCATTGGATGCAGACCCGCTCGGCGCTGACGTGCTGATGGTCACTGGCACCGCATACGCCAGTTGGTTGGTGCTGATGACCGTGATCTCATCGTTCAACGTCAAAGCTGACACCGTTATGGTGGTGCCATTGGTTGCCGTGAACTCTGCAGTGTGGAGTAAGGATCCATTGATGTACACCTGCACACTGCCGACAATGTAATTCGTTGTGATCGTTGTCTGTCCAGAAGTGGCCAGCGCTCGATAGATCGTGTAAGTGCCAGCGCCAATGTTTACCCAGCCGCCTGCTGTGTACACACGAATGACCGCGCTGACGCTGTTGTAGTACAGGTCGCCAGCGACACGCGCTGTGCCATCCGGCCTGGTGGTCGGATCGCTGGTGGCGCTGCCGTAGTAAATCGTATTCGGTGCGCCGGCTGATGCGGTCGGGTTGCCGTTGACATCGAATGACAGATACTTGTTCGCCCTGCTGGTACGGCCGGGCAGCGTCATGTTGATGCTAGTTGGATCTGTCTGCGGCGCCTGCATCGCTCGACCGAGACCCTCGGCATTCTGCTGCGCGAAGATCGTCTGCTGGTCGAGCTCGTCGTTCAGCGTGTTGGCGAAAAAATCACCGCCGGTCACGAAGTCAGTGGTGCGGCTGATCGTCCTGTTGCCGACGATCGCGATCTGGGTGGCGCCTGTTGGCGTCGCAGTCAACGTCACAAACCCGGTTCCATTGGCGTTGATCGTGACCGTGTAGTTCGTGGTCAGCGTCAGTAGCGTGTCGTCGCGATAGACCGCGATGTCGGTCGCGGCCAGGATCTCGAACGTGAAATTGTACGGGCCGGTGCCGCTTGCCGCGTAGACCACACGTCTGGTTACGTTGTTGATTGGGACGCCCATCGCTTAGTCCTTAATGGTTACTTGACGTAATTGCCTAGCCTGGCCTGGCGCCGTTGCGCTGCCTCGACGCGCCGCTCTATCGCCGGCCCGAATTTGCTGTTCACCAACAGATCCTGCTGCGCTGCTTTGACGAAGGTGCTGTACACGTCGCGGATATTGTTCTGCTGCACGTTGCGATCATCATCCAAGAATCCGGGCGTGTTATACCGTTCGACGATTGCATCTTTGAGACGCTTGCCGGTGCCATCATTCAGCCGGCCCAGCTGCTTCATCATGTAGGAGTATTCCTCGACCTCCAGCTTGATGTTCACGCCACCGAGCTCGAGGTTCATGTCGGGCTTCTTAATCGGCAGGCCCAGGCTGATCACGATCTTGTCAGCCGCCCGCTGCTGCGTGGTGCTGTAGCGCACGCCACTCATCGAGGCCAGCCACGGGTTGGCCGGATCGACATCGGTCATCACCTCGCCCAGGTAGTCGTACTGCGGTGGCAGCGACTCACTGAGCACCGGCGTCCTGGCGATGCTGCGGTTCAGACCTTCGTAGAAACCCTTGATCACGGTCGGCACGTTCTGTGACTCTGCAGTCATGCGCTTCACCGGATCGTAGCCGCGCTCGATCATCGCCCTGGCGCTTGAGAAGATCCCGACCGGCGAACCCTCGACCGTGTACTGAGCAGCAGTGCCGGCCAGGCCGTCGAGCGCATTCTTGAAAGCCTGCTTCGGATTCGGGATCGTGGAACTGAATGCGCCAGCGATCGAACTGATGCCCTGCACAAACGGCATCTGTCCGACGTAGCCATAGAGACCCCAGGCGGCACCGAGAAGAACCTCGCCGACCAGATCCTGGTTGTCCTCATAGCGGGCATATTCGACTGCGTCAGCAACCATTGCCATCGGTGCGCCGATCGGGTCGATGCCCCGGAAGGGAACGTACAGCCGGCCATCCTTGCCGACAGACGGATCGATCCGCATCCCGCGCAGGTAGCCGACGAAGTCCTGATCCCATTCGCCTTTCTGGAAGACGAAAGAGTAGGGGCGCCAGCCGCTGTCCAGGTAGACCTTGCGCAGGTTGTTGTCGCCAGGCCCGCCGCCGGTGATCCGGCCATCGGCGACGTAGCTGCCAGCGCCCATCATGATCGCCGTGCCCATGCCCCACTTGGCCATCGCGAGCTCGCGCTGTGCGCCGCCTGCAGCGAAGTCCTGCCGGAACTGCTTGGACATCGGGGCGAAGGCGCTGTGCTGCATCCCCTCGCTCACCACCCAGATCGGCGTCTTCACGAACGGCATCACGATCCGGCCCAGCAGATTGTCCTGCGCGAGCTCTTGGATGCGTGCCGCGCTGCCGGTCAGCTTGCGGCTGAACGTGATCATGTGGCTGAAGTCTTGCGCCAGGGCATCGAGCTCTGCAGGTGGATCTGAGAGGATCTCGCCCATGCGCTTCAAACCCAGCTGCTCGGCCTGCTCTCGCGTGGCGCCGCCTTCGATTGCCGCCCGCTTGGCCTGTTGCTCGGCACGATAGGCCTGGGCATAGAGCTCGGCCCGGTAGCCCATCGTCTTGAAGACCTCGTCCATTGCCATGATCGGGCGACCGCCCAGCAGCGTGACGAAGTTGGCGTAAGCATTGATGCCCTTAACCAGCGCCTCGGTTTCGATGCCGTAGTCCTTCGCATCGAAGATATGGTACTGGCCTTCGAGCTTCTTGCCGGCGTCACTGATGAGCTCGCTACCCGCCCGCATCTCGCGGGTCGTCCCGGTAAGGAGCGCCGTGCCGGCCAGGCTGAATCCCTCGCGAATCGAATGCACCATGCCGGCCACCATTGCCGCAGACTCGCCGAGCTCAACCTCCGCGCTCATGCCGACCGCCCGCTTGGCAGATCCACCCAGACCGGCCAGCGCCCTGGTGGCCACCGAGCTCGCCAGGAAGGTGGTGTTGCTGGTCAGGTTGACGACATGCGTGCCGATGCCTGACAGCAGGCCATTCTTCCAGGTTCGATCCCACAGATCCGCGATCAGGCCCACCTTGCTGGCCTTGTTCAGCAGACCTTCGCGGGCGCCTTCGTCCTGCAGCTGCACGAACTTCTCGACCAGGATCTTGAGCTCTGGCGCGACCTTCGGATCGGCCAGCATCTGCTTCATCTCGGCATCGCCTGGCGCCGGGATCTTCGCGCCCGATGCGTCAGCCAGGATGTCGGCAGCACGCTCGCCAGTTACCTGCAGCCGACCGACCGCAGTGGCCTGCGCGGCACGGGTACGCGACAGAACATACGCCTCGTTGACCTGGTTCTGCAGGCTCAAGCGATAGAGCAGCTGCGCCTGCAGGTCAGCGTCGTCAGGGTTCAGGTAGGAGCGACGCGCCAGTTCGTAGAAGTCCTTGGCATTCTGGTAGCTGGCCAGCCGCAGCCGCACCATGTCGACCGGTAGCTTGCCGTATTGCTCCTTCATGACCTGCAGGTCGCCCAGCAGATTGCCGTCAAACCCCTGGCGCTTGGCCTCGGCGAGCGTCTGCTCCCAGGTCAGGCGCTCAACTTGCAGCCCGCTCGACTTCGCCAGCGTCTCGACCGTCTGCTTGAAGTCGTCAGGCCCGTCGATCCGGTTCAGGTTGATCAGGGTCTGAGGCGGGACGCCGGCAACGGGCGCCGCTTCAATCGTTGCTTCGATCTTCTGCAGCTGCTGCGGCAGATCGCCGATTGCGGGCTGCGGAGCGGATACCTGCGGGAGGGCCGTACCGGGCGCAGGAGGCGCTGCCGTGGTGCCAGGAGGGATAGATGTAGGGTTAGGCTCGACAGGCGCCTGGATCGCCTTCTTTGCAGCCTTGCCTTCGCTGACTAGCTTGGCACCACCAACGATGATGTCGCGAAGCCCAGCGACCTGCACGACATTGTCGTCGGCAGTGTGCGCTGGCTCGAACGCGGTGATCGGCTCGTCAGGCTCTGAGCTTGCCACCCGCTCCGGCAGGATCTTGCTGAGTCGTTCTTCGACCGGCTGGTTGCTGATGGCCATTACTGCGCTCCCCTAGCGGGAGCTTGGCCCCCAGTTACTTGGCCGGTTTGGCTGGCTTTTGCTTTTGAACCAGTTGCTCTGGCTTTGGCTGCGCCGCTTGCTGCGCCGGTTCCTGAGAGCTCGCGCTCGAAGAGCGTCTCAAGTTCGCGCCGTAAAGGATCGAAGTCGGCTGCGGAGCGTCCGAGACCGAGGTCTGCCAACCTTCCCAAGTATGCTTGCCCATTTTTGTCTTTCGTCCAGTCGTTGCGGGCTTTGATCAAATCTGCTTCGTAGCCCTTTGTTTTAATATCATAGTCCAATTTCGTCAGCATCGCATCTATTTGCCCGCCAGGTTTTAACGCATCCTGCACGCTATTCATGCGACCTGCACCACCCTTATCAACAAGCACCCGAATGCCCACCTTGCCTTCTGCAGTCCTGATTGGCTGATATCCAACAAACAGTCCAGTCGGATCTGCTGCCATGACCTTCGACCAAAAGTCCCTCAACCCGGCATTGTTCGATAGGTTAGTGCTGCCATCTTCAATGAAGTCGATCGCAATAGCTTTGGGGTTCTGCGTCATCCCTTTGATGTTATTGACCCACACTTCTGTTTGTTGCAGCAGGTAGCCAAGTAGGTTGGCCGTCATCTCAGACCCCTGCTTGGTGGCTAGCGCCTGGGCAACTGTTGCTGGGTTTTGATAAGTCTCCCAACCCCCAGTGCCATGCACCGTGCCGGTAACATCAATGCCTGTCATCCGACTGGCTTGCTGTATAGCTTTGGCGGTGACCGTTTCGGTTATCTTGGCCTGCCTATCTTGCGGCAGTGCGGCAAATTGAGCGCCATACTTTTGCGCCCACGGCGAACCTTCGCCTGGTGCAACCTCCATCGATATCCTGCGCAGGTTGCGCTCAAGAGCAGTCGTCGTGTCTTCTGCCGCGTTTGCCGTCAGCTTGGTCATTGACATCCAACCAATCGCTTGCACTTCGTGCGGCTTCCAATCGTTGCGGCCTTGCCATCCAGTGTCATTCAAATGCTGGGTAAGAGCTCGACCAAAGTCTGCGCGATTCTCGTATTGCGTATCAGTTGGCCCAGCTTGAAAGTCTGTCTTGATAGCGTCTCGGTCGACTCGGTATCCGATGCGCTCAAGGTGATTGATCAGAATCGGATCAACCAACCCAGTGTCGCGAGCGGTATGGATGTCAACGACAAACGGGGCGCCGCCAACCTGGTTCCCGCCGTAATAACCTCGTGACGTACTGCCTTCTGCCGAATCGACAAAGTCTGCGATCTTCGGCCCGACTCCCTCGGTGATCGGCTCGTTTCTCAATGCCCGCCTTGCCGCAACAGTGGCGCCAGGCAACCCCCCTGCACGCATCGCTTCTTCTGGCACACCGCGAGCAAACTGCTCGGCTTGTAACAGCACATTGTTGAACGCGCCATCCACGCCAATGTTCTGATTTGCCACCAACCAAGCACGCATGTATGCGTCTGCTTTCGGCGCATCGTTGTTGGTGTACTTCAGGAACATGTCTCGAACGTCAGCGTACCAATTCGCATACTGGCTAATCTCATTGGGCGTCAACATTGATTCTGTGCGTGCGACCCAATCCTGGGGCGTAATATTGCCCACCGCGAATGGCGGCAGATTACTCCCTTCTGGGGGCTCAATTACGGTGCGATCATTCTTTGGCCCACCAGGCAATGGCTTACCATCGTTTTGTAGCGCCACCAGGCGCTGAGTTTTTAACCTTGCCCGGTTAGCGGTATCAGCCTCTGGAAAGGTAAGGCCTTGGCGAGGTGTTGCTCGCCCACCTGCAGGTGCCGCCTCAAGCAACAATCCCTGTTTACGGAGGAAGTCTTCGGCAAGCCTTCCAGCGGTCGGCCCGAGCTCTTTACCGACCTCGACCGCAGCGCGGCCTGTAGCCTTGCCGATTTCAGTTGCAGTCTTGCCGGCGCCGAATAGTTCACCGACTGTCTCGGATACCTTCGCGCCTTCTCGCCGCATCTGGTCGGTCTCGCCCGCGGGAACCAGCGGGATGCCAAGCGTATCGTCCAAGAACTTCCTAACATCGTCGGTTGTCGGCAGGATCGTCTTGCCCTGGGTGCCGCGCAGGAATGCGTCGAGCCGGCCCTCGCCAGCCTGCGGGCTCACTGCGGCTGCAATACCACGGCCCAGGCTGATGATGTCGCCAGGCAACCCGATCGTGCCTTGGATGGCGCCCTTCGCCAGGCCTGCAGGAACATCAGCTGCCATCTTGCCGAACGTCGACAGTGGCATGTTCTTGGCATCAGCCGGCAGCGTGCCAACAGTGGCGCCCATCGCTGCTTCCTGCAGATCCGGCGCCGCCGCCTCGGGCGGGATCTCCGGGTAGGTGCCCTGCAGGTAGTTGTCGACGATGCGCTGCTCAAGCGGAGAGTAGGGTGTCATCTCGATACTCCACGCAGAGTGCGCTGATGCCGTTGCAGATAGTCGATGTCATCTGGGCGCAGTTTCCCATACCGCTTCAAAAGATCATCGAGGTTGGTGTTCTCGTCAATCGTCACTTCGGGCGGCAGTCTCTTTTCTTTCTTCAGATCAGCCACCGCATCCTCGATTGCCTTGCGTGAGCGTGACTTGTTCGCGTCAGCCCGATCGGTCTGGTTGTACTGGTCAACAGCCTGGCGCGACAGATCCCGATAAGGCGCCTGCTTCAAAGCAGGATTCTTCAAACGCCAATCGTCGAGCAGCGTGTTGTAGATCTTTTCAATCGCTTCCTTCTTGTCGATCTTGAACTGATCATCCTTGCTGGCGAATACGCTTTGAACATCAGGAACACCAGCCGATTGACGAATAAATCTTTGGGCTTCAGTCTGGTCTTTTTCAGTTCGATTGATCAGCCGCCGATTGAGATCAAGGAACTGCTGACCGTTCAAACCGGCTATGTTTGATTGCCTTAACAAGACATCAAAATCGACAATGGTTCCGTTATCGATTGCGGTCTCAAGGGTAGCCTGGTCGTATTTGCTTCCAGGTCTTTGCTGCGGATCAAGGAACTTTTCGACCTGTTCGACAGATAGCGTTCGCGTCCTGACGATCGCCTGCGCCAGGTCACGCTTCTGGTTTGCTGGCGTGGCAGGATCAAAGTACGTTGCCATCAGGTTCTGCGCTTCGTTCTCGCGGTTCTGCTTGTCGATCTTCGCGTCATCGTCACGCTTGGCGATCCTGGCAGACACCTCGGCGCGGAAGTTCTTGATGATCTCGTTGGTCGCCGCCGGATCCAGCGTCTTGATCGCGTTCATCATCGGCGTGAACTTGTCATCGAACAGCATCGCACCAGATCGCAGTGCGCTGATCGTGCGCGTCGTGTCTTGGAAGTAGCGATCGTCCTCCATCAACTTGGTGGTGATCGCGTTGACTTGCGCACCCATGATCGCCTGCTGGATCTTAGTGCTGTACTCGCGCTGCACGGCAACATCTCCGAGCAACATGGCAGCATCGGTCACGTTCTTCCGATGCACCTCGGCCCGCTGCAGGAATGTGTCAGGATCTTGCATCGCCTCGGCGAACATGAGGCGCTGCGTGTTGTCCATGTACTGATCGATCTTGATGCGCCGAATAGACTGCTCGCGCTTCAGCTGCTCCTCATAGGCAGCATTGAGCACAGTATTGCCGTGCGTGGCCATCGTGGCTCGGAACTTGAGCGCGGCCTCCGGGTCTGCAGAGGCTAGCGCCTTGGAGTACCCGTTGCTGATTGTGGAGATCCTTTGGCTGATCTCTTCGCCGTTGACCTTACCGGCTTTGACATCGGCCAGCATCTTCACCAGTTCGTTCTTGCCCTCCATCTCAAAGTGAGACGCGAGCTCGAAACTGCGTGCCTTGCGCAGCGCCTGGCCAAAGATGCTGCCCTGCAAGCCAGCATCCATCGGCAGGCCATTCTTGGCCATCTCGATCTGTTCCGGCGTGATCGGGTTGTCGGCAGCGAACTGCATCGCCTCAAGCGGCGCCAGGCGCCCAGCTTCTTGGAATGCGCTTGTGCTCATTCTGTCAAGGATCTGCGCAAGCGTGCCACTCTGCTGGGCTGCAGCCCTGGCCGCTAGTGGCTCGACCTGGCCTGGGCTGACCTGCACCATTGGCACGCCACCCTGCGCACCTCGCAGCATGATCTGACCGCCTTCAACAACTGGTAGCGTAGCCATCAGACTGTCCTCGCGAATCTGCCAACACCTTCAGTCAGCGTAGCACCGGCCATCAATCCACCGGTGCGGCGCGTAATTGCTGCGGCAGATTCAAGTTGCCCAGCACCGCGCCTGGCCTGGAACAGGTTCAGATAGTTCTGGTATTCGGTCGACTGCAGCATGGCCGTCGCATCCTCGAATCCGAGCACGCGGGCAGTGAGCGCATTCAGATCGGCAATGCCAACATCGCGCATGGTCGCCGCCACATTCTCGATCTGGACGCCCGCTGCGCTGCCTTCGCCAAACGCCACGCCAGCAGCAGCTGCTCGAGCGCGTGCTGCGGCATTGGCTTTGCGCATATTCTTCAGCAGCGTGTTGCCAGCGATCTGGTAGTTCTGGGCCTCCATGTCGGCCCGTCTGAGCGTTCGACCAGCCTGCACCGCGGCATAGGTCTCGGCCATGTCGGCGCGAACCTCGGCCACCGCAAGCGTATCGCGGGCCTGCACCAGGTATGCGGTCTGCTGGTTGATGGCCTGCGCCATTTGAGCCTGGGACGCGCCATACGCACTAATGAGCCCGGCAGCGGCATACATCTGCCCGCCGCTGATGTTCATACCCCCGGTTGCAGCTGGTGTTGCGCCGACGCCCGGATCGTATCCTCCTGCTTCTGCTGCCATGTCAGGTTCCCGAATAGACCGCGACGCGGTAGTCAAGACCGAGCAAAGTCATCTTGAGCGGCAGGGTCTGCTCGATCTCAATGGCCTGCTCGCGGTCGTAGCCCAGCACGCCATTCACGCGCTTGATGCCGGTAAAGGTTGGCACCGGCTCATCCAGCAGCGGGTTGTCCATCAGCCGGAACGCGACAGGCTGGTCATTGATCACAAGCTCCTGCGTCTCTGACACGATCGCGCTGATCTCGACGATCCGCTTCTTGAAGCTGATGCGCGACCCGGTCTGCAGCTGGATCTCTGCCGGCATCGTCTTGCAGTAGACCGTGAAAGGCAGGCCGACCTCGTAGGTGTAGACCGATGCCCGGTCGAACGTCACGGTGCCCGCGGCGCTCACAACCTCATCGCCCTGCGGCACCCCGTCGCAGATCACGTTGACGATCTCGTTGACCATCGGCAGGCTCGATGCGCTCGATGCCGCGCCGCCGGTGACCGCGCAGTCGGTGTACAGGCTATCGTCGAAGAGCTCGACAAAATACTTCGGCCCGCCATGCTCGAGCAGCATCGGCTCACCGTCCTCGGTCAGCAGATTGCTGCCGCTCTCAAGTAGCAGGTCTGCAGCAGCGATGCGGCTGGTTACCGTGTAGATGTCAGTCACGTCGATACCAACATCAACGAAGTCGCCAGTGGTGACGAACTCTGACGGCGCAGTGATCTGCTGTGCTCGCATCACACTGAATGCCGCCATGCTGCCGTCGTTGGTGTTGGTGATCAGCAGCAGGTCACCTTCCTCGGTGCTGGTGGCGCGGCGCATGGCCATCCGCTGCGGCCCCTTCAGCAGGTGGCCAGACAACAGCGAGATCCGCTGCGTGATGTACGTCAGCTGCGTGTCATTGAACACGAACTCGTTGAGCGACTTGCCCTGGCGCTGGATGTAGACCGAGCCCGACTCTAGCGCCTGCACCCGAGTGCCAGGCTTGATGCCGTTGCGGCTCACGTTCTTGAACGTGAACGTCAGCGGCGTGATCGGATCGCTTCCCTGCTGCGGGACATAGAACTCGCCGCCGGTCGTAAACACCTGGAAGTCGCGACCGCTGATGATGTCGGTGATGACGTTCAGGTCGTTGGTGTCGAGCGTGGCCTCGAGCGCGTCATCGTCCAGGTTCTCGGTCGGGACGAAGTCATAGAAGAGGCCGATCTTCGAGCCCCAGATCGTGCTCGGTCGAGACTTGCTGCCGCCAAAATAGAGCCGGCCCTCGTGGAAGGTAACCGTGCGCGGCCATCCTTTGCCGGCGCTCCAGACATCCACATACCCGTGCTCGAGCTCCCAGCGGCCAGCATCGACCGCCGTGGTGTTGAAGAATGGGTACTCGGTCACCGCCTCGACCACCGTGGCCGAGACGTAACGCAGGATCCTGGCGCGGCCCTGAGGGCTGGCGTTGACGTACTGGTTGACCGACTGCGTCGTCCAGGTCGTGATCGAATAGTTGCTGGTGGCGTCCGGCGCCGTCGTCCAGGCTTCGGAGACTGTCGCAACCTTGGTGCTGCCAACATAGCCCTCGATCAGCCGGATCTGGCCCGAACCCGTGCCGCTGGTGATCGTGACGTACATGCCGTTGTAGATATCGTTGGTGCTGCTCGCGGTCGCCTTCAGCGTGATCGTGGTCGTTGATCCAGCCTGCGCTGCGCCACTGTCGTGGTGAGTCGTCGAGGCCGTCAGCGTGATGTTTCCGCTTACCGCGCTGGGCGTGAGCGTCGAACCGTTGTTCGTATGGAAGTCGATGTTGAAGGCGTACTTCGGGATCGAGTCGAATGTGACGGTAGTGGCCGTCCAGGCCGTGTCGCTGGTGCGCGTGATCTGCACCGGCTGCAGATCTGGATGAACCACGATCAATGTGTCAGCAGATTGTGTCCAGCACATGTCGTCGACAATGCTGCTCGTAATGGTGCTTACCGTCAGGTAGTTGTTGCCGCTGCCGTTGATGTTGAGTTGTACCACTCCATCCTTGATGACATACATTCGTTGATGTACGAACACCAACATGTAGGAGTCATCGACAGAAAATTGAAACGGCACTAAGCGAACCCCGTCTGCAGCATTGCTTGGGAGCTCGGCGAGGCACTTGGTTCCTGGCCGGCGCTTCAGCCCACCCTGGGGCTGAATCAGCACATTGGTGGCTTTGGCCAGCGCGTTGTTGTAGGCCTGCAGATCGACCCGCGCACGCAGCAGCGGATCGAGCTCACCCGTCGAGAAGTTGCTCTGCAGTTCAACGAATCGCGGCATTACATCCTCACCGCAATCAGAGTGTAATCCTCAATCACCCGGCTGGGGTTGCCCTGGGCGTCCATCTGACACGCTTGACGGAAGTAGCCGCCGCGCATGTTCTCGACTGGATCACCCAGCGCCACTCGCTGCCAGCGAGCCGACTTGTCGGCCTGCTCCGTGATCGCCTCTGCAATGTGCCAGGCCATCTGGTACTTGAGCAGCTGCACGAAGTATTGCGGCATCGCGTACTCGGGCACGCTGTACTGGTAGTCGATAAAGACCGCAGTCAGGTTGGTCAGCAGCTGGTCGCCTTGGATCTCCCAATCTTTCTGGATCGGCGAGCCCACATTGCTGCTGGAGTAGGCTGCGAGCGGGTTGCCCAGGCGATCGCCAGGCAGTTGGTATGCGTAGCGCCAGACGCTGCCGGGTGCGGTCACCAGCTGCGCGAGCGCAATCTTCTTCATCGAGAAACTCCACCGATACATCATCAGCGTCGTGTCTCGGACATTGGGGTAGAGCCGGTCACAGACCGAGCTCGCATCGGTGCCGTCGTTGAAGCTGGTGATCGCCCGTGCGCCCAGCATCAGCAGCGCGTCCGAACAGATCCTTACTCCCGTGTCACCTGCAGCCATCGCGGCCTCTCAATGTGAAAATGGCCAGCCACTGTCTAAGACAGAAGCTGGCCATCCTGTTGCTGCCCCGATTAGTCGGAGTCGGTCGCGCTGATGGTCGTGCCGTCAGTCACGTCGACTACCGTACCACTGTTGGCGTTGACCCATACCAGCGTAGCAGCGCGGGTTCCACCCGTGCTGGTCTGGCAGTAGATCATGTCGCCGACCTTGAGGATCGAAGCGATTGAGTTGAAATAACCCTCCACGCGCACCACAGTGATGGCATCGGCAGTCGTGTACGAATACATCGACGGCGCATTGCCAGCCTTAGAAGCGGCGATCGTGGCGAAGCCTACGGAATCAAATGCCATGTCAGTTCTCCTTACTCGCGGCAGGTGATCTGGACAATACCCTCGGCATCGATCGCAACCGCATTCGCCGAGAACACTTCATTGACCAGCCAGCTGGTCTTCTCGGGGATGTAGTTGATCTCGGTGCGCATGGCAATGCCCTCGCCATAACCGATCGCCGCCTGGTGGAACGCGAAGACCTTGCGATCACTCGAACCATCAATTGGCAGCCCACCTTCAGAGCGGTCACCCAGGACGTGGAATGTGAAGCCCAGGAACGTATTGAGCTCACCCTGCACCAGAGCCTTAACCGTGTTGAAGTCGCTCGACGTGACCGAGGTCTCCGACAACAGGTTGGAAAGGCTGTTCGCATGGATCACGATGTGGCGGCCCTCGGGCGGCACGTTGCTCTTGTCGAGCAGACGCTTCGCATCGCGGAGCTTGGCCAGGTTCAGGTTGGTGTTCGAGCCGCCGATGCTGTTCGCAACGGTGAGCGCGGTGCTCGAGTTGACCAGCGCGTCGATGATCATCTGATCTTGACGGCGACCAACCGCAGCAGCGACAACCTGCACAAGCTCTTGACGCTCGTCAAAGTTGACCTTGGCCTGGCTGAAGATGTCGCTGTATTCAGCAGCATTCCAGTCTTGCAGGGTCAGCGTGACTTGGCTGAAGCTCGCATTGATGGGGGTAACGTCGGTTTGCGGAACGCGCAGGGTTGCGGTGCCTTTGCCGACCTTGGGGAATTTAACGATAGAACCTTCGACTCCACGACGCGCCCGGACGGCCCCGACAAGCATCGCCTTACCTTGATAGGCTTGCTTGACCTCTGCGTCGAAGAGGGTCACGAAGGCATTGGAAAGACCAATAGCCATGATTTACCTCGTTCAGTTGATGGGTGGGGTTCGCGCCGGTGAGCCTGAGAATCCAGGGCCGAATGCTTGCTGGTTTCGCCAGCCACTCGTCAGCAACCGCTGCGGCAAGGGTCGGGTAAACCCGGTGGGCCTTGCTCGCGATTCTAATTCGCATTCCACTTGTTTGACAAGCGGAGAAAAAATAGCCCGCACTGGGCGGGCTGAAGGCTTACTGGAGGAGACAACAGGTTACTACTGTAACACCGCCTGGAATAGACGCTCAACCTTTTGCCGATAAGCGGTATCCGTTTTGTAGCGCGGATCGCCGACCATCTGGTAGAGCTCCTCCTTGGTGGGCGCTCCCTCGATGGGTGATGTCTCAATCGGCAGGCGCCCCTCGTAGGCCTCGCGGATCTTCATCAGAGCCCGCAGACCCTGGGCGGTGCCGCCCATGATCTTGAATTCCTCGAAGTCCTCCTTCGCCCAGACGCCCTTATTGACCAGACCTCGCGCCCAGTCGACCATGCCATTGATCATGGCGTTGCCATTCGGCCCCAGCTTTTGCATCTCTACCTTGGGGTCGATCCGCTCGCCCTCCATGATCTCGCTGGCTTTAGTGCGCAGCTGCGTCGCCAGATCATCGAACTGAGCCTGGCTGAGACCGTTGTCCTTTGCCCAGCCGGCCAGGGCCGATGCCATCGGATTATCGGGTGCGGTCTCGCCGAACGCAGCCATGTCGTACTTTCCGTCAGCCGGGGTATTGTGCTGGCCCTTGCTGATCTTCGCACGCAGGTCGCGCCAAGATTTGGCGATGCCTTCCAGGTCTGGTTCGTTGGCGTCCTTCTTCCAGAAGTTCTCTGGCCAGTAATCTGGACGCTCAAGCGGATCGTCTGGCTCGCTGCCAGGCTCAACCGCTTTGTGGGGGATAGCCGCCGTTGTCGGGTCGGCTGGTTTGCTGGTGTCTTCTACGCTTGCGCTATCGAGTAAGCCGGATGATCCGGGCTCGTTGGTCGCTTCTGTCACAGGTTCCTCGCTCGTCTGAGCCGCGCCATGATGTCCCGCACAACAGAACGCTGACCGTCAGCGTAATAGGCGTGCGAGGGGTCGGTGCCGGGCACGGCGATCGGCACGTCCACATACATGGCTCGCATCCAGGCGAGCAGCTTAATTCCGTCTTCGGATCCCAGCACCCGCAGCATCAGCCGGTCGGTGTCGTCGCGCTGCTGGTTGGCGTCGCGGATGTCTGGGAGCTCGATGGCCTCGAGATCGTCCCAGCCGCTCATGCGGGCATTCCGGCTGGCGCTGCGGCCTGCATCGCAGCCTGCTGCATGGCCATCGCTTCAAGCTGCCGGTTCTGGGCCTCTTCCATGAGCACGGCACGCTCTTCACGGGTGTTGCGCACGCTGGCAGGCACGCCGAGCTTGTCGCCAATGTAGTCGACCGCCGCGTCAGTCTTGATTGCCAACTGACCGTCAGGGCCGAACCCTTGCATCAGCTGCAGGTACTGGAGGATTGCATTGACCTCCTCCATGTTCTGCGCCATCGCAAGCGGCGCCACCGGCGTGACCTTGACCTCCAGGCCGTTGACGCGGAGCGGCAGATCGATCATGCCGCGCTCGTCCATGACCTCGAGGATCTTGGCCACCAGCGGGATCATGGTCTCGTTGATCAGGCGACCGAACGCGCTGCCCAGGTTCTGGGCGAGCTCCTTCATTCGCTCAACGATCTCGGTGGCAGACCTGGCGCTCATGTTGTCAGGCGGCAGCGACTCGTCCAGCAGGATCCGCTTGATGCTGGCCGTCAGGTCGTTGATCACCAGCTGGCTAATGTTGAAGTCCCCGGCACGGGTGAGCGGCTGCAGGCTGGCACCCTGGGGGCCACCGTTGCGGGCGACCGGAATGATGGCGCCAGGCACGATCTTGACCGTGTTGGGGTTCAGCACGCCATCGTCGGCAGCGGTATAGACACCGGCCACCGCAAGCGATGCGTTCTTCAACAGGAGCTCTTTGGTCTTGTTGAGCGTCTTGATGTCGGGCAGCGCCGTGATCAGCGGGCCTCGACCGTAGATCTCGCCGGCCACCTTCATGTAGCGACTGATCACCCAGGGGCTGGTCTTCCGGCGACGGTAGACGATCTCGGTCTTGGTGATCTTGTCGATGACGTGATAGCAGTAGTCGCCACGCTTGTAGTCGTGGATCGTGGCCTCGATGAGCTCGATGTCCTCGGTAGGCTTCTGCTCAATCCGGCGGGCGAGCTCGTCTCCGATCTTGGCATCCGGCCACTGGCGCTGGATCGACTCGCCCTTCATCCGCATCCGGCGATAGACGTTGTCGACCTGGCCGTTAGCGCCTTCCTCGTATGCGACCAGGAACAGCGGCACCGGCACAAAGTTGATCGGCACCACGTCGTCACCAGGCTGCACCATCATGCAGGCCGTGCCGACCGCAAGGTCGAGCAGGAACTCGCCGATCGCGATGTCGAAGTTCGACTGCTTGAGCACGGCGAACATCTTCTCGCCGTAGGCATCCAGGATGGCCTGGGCCTGCTGCGTGCGCTCTGGCGGGATTGCGGTGCCAGGCTCAAGCCGCGACCACTTGCGCTGGGGCGGGAAGACTACCGACTGCAGCCTGTTCGCAAACCGTTGGGTGCTGTTGATTGCTGTACTGTCGAAGACGCGCTGCATCTTCTTCGTACCCGTGCTGCCGCCTTCCCAGACACCGTACAGTTGGCGCTGCGGGAGCGCGAACTCGTAGGCATCTTGGTAGATTTGCTGGAACTCGTCCTTCTTCGTCTGCGCCAGCTGCTGCCGCTTGAGGATCTGCTCTGGCGTCAGCCGCATCCCGCCTTTCTCGTATTCCATGACTATGCCTCGGCCTTGTACTTCGCCAGCAGATTCCTGCCCTTCGCGGCCAGACGTTGCGCCGCAGCCTCTGTGCGCGGTGCAGGCTCACCCCAGGCCCGCGCTGCCAGCGCCAGCCTGGTGGGATCGCCAGCCTTGTCGACCAGCGGCCCAGAAGGGTTCGTATAGAACCGCGTGAGGAACGAACCCTTGCGCCTGGCGCGTTGCCCGGTAGGGCTCGAATCCTTCACGCCTGGCTGCAGGTTCTTCGACTCGCCCGTCGACTCGTAATGCCGTCTGCCGGCCTCTGTCAGCCCGCCTTCTGGATCTTTGTAGCGAGCCTTCATAGCGATGAACTTACCGCTTGCCTGGGCCTGCTGCTGCCGCTGCTATCTGGGCCTGATAAGCCGCGATCACCTCGGGCGTCCACGCTGCTTGGCACTGCGCCACCACCTTGTCAGGCTGTCCAGTCAGATCCTGACCAGGAGTGAGCGACCAGCGTTTGAACTGGCGAGCGAAGAACTCGCCATCCTTGGTGATCGTCGTAGCCTCGCGCACCTGAACGGTGCCGTTGCCGACAATCTCGATGCGATCAATTTCAGTGGTTTCTGCAAGTGACATGATTACTCCTTTGTGTCCGACCACGCTATCCAGCGTGGTTATCAGGTCGAATAGGTGATTGAAAGCATAATCTCGCCGGCGCTATCCATTGGAACAGCAGTGCTAGCCCCGCCTCCTACTGGATATTGCCAAAAACGTAAAAAACTTGCATTTTCATTCATAAACACCGTAACAACATTTGATGCTGTTAAACCAATATTATTCAAATAACCAATTGTTCCAGAGCTATAGTTTGACGTTTGACTATTAGAAGTGAATGGCAACCCACTTAACTGAAGATCTCCAGTTCCTGTATGTGCAGTCCAACCTATATAACCATAAACTGTGACAAGAGCGCCGACTTTCAAATATCTGAATGATTTGCTCGAATAGGTTCCTGTGCCACTTGTTGAACCTCCCACAATCGCAATCAACGAACTGCAATCGCCTTCCTCGTAGTCATCCAGCGTGTTCGCATCGCTCGATGCCGACAGCGTAGCCGGGAATGAAATACCAGCACCGGATGCAGCAGGCGTAGCGCCACCCACGCCAATGGTGGCAGGGAAGGTCTTCAGATAGTTCTGCAGTTCCTGCGCGGTGATCTTCTTCGACCGATCAGCAGCAGCTGCTTCGCTGATGTCGACGATGTAGAGCAGGTCACCAGTTGCGGTGGTTGCGCCCGTCAGCGACGTGAGCGCGGAGACGGCTTTATCAGTCATTTCAACTCTCCAAAAGTAAGAATTCCAAGTCCTCAAGCAGGGCGTCGTATCCGCTCTCGAGCTCGAGATTGTCGAAGTAAATCTCGTCGTTCTCGAACAGCAGATATGACATGTCTTCCAGCAGCACGTTGCCACCGCCCTCCAACTCGACGTTGTAGGACAGGTAGTCGGTGGTCTCTAGCAGCAGGTATCCCAGATCCTCGAGCAGGATGCCGCCACCGTCTTCCAGCGTCAGTACCGATGGAAACTCGATGCCGCCCCCAAACCCGCCAAAGTGCGAGAGCTTGAGGTTGATGCCGATGAGCATGTCAGATCAGCCCGACGATGCTCGTCGCAGATGTTCCAGTTGACCAGACCCTCACAGCCATCACCGGCAGGATCGAGCCGGCCTGGACGGCATTGAAGGTCGTGGCGTTGCCAAGCGTGTCGGTGATCTTCACGTTGCCGGCACCGCCGATGTAGAGCGCCCGCACCGGCGCCGCCAGGTCAGCATCAGCCGGGGAGATTGAGATCGCACCGATGGCGACAGAATCCGGCGTGGTGGGGAAGGGTACTTGTGCCATGTCACTTTCCTTTTTGAGCAGCACGCATGTTGTCGATCAACGAAGGGTAGGGTCGACCGGCCTTGCGTGCCATCATCTGTGCGGCCTTCTTCTGCATCGGAGAAAGCTGCTTCGGTTCGCCCAGGCCTTTCGGCCTTGGCTTGTCCCAGACCTCTTTCATTTCTTCATCCCGTACTCGTCGAGCTCAGACTCGAGCTCAGCGGCCATCTTCATCTCGTGCTCGTTGGGCTTACGCCGGCCGGCACGCTGGGCCATCATCTGCGCTACCTTCTTTTGGAAGGCAGTGGCCTTCATGGCTTTCATCTCTTCGCCGTGGCCCTTGCCGTTGGATTCGATCTCGATCTCGACCTTCATTTCTTTCTCGCCATCCCAGCCTCGGACATCGCGATCGCCACGGCCTGGTCGCGGCTGGCAACCTTGTCACCGCTCGAGCTCTTCAGCTTCCCGGCCTTGTACTCGCGCATGACCTTCGAGACCTTGGCTTTCATCTTGTCGTCTTTGGATTCGTAGTGACCGGGCATGTTTACGCTCCTGCAAGCATGGATCTACTGCGACGGGACACCGCTGCAAGCCTGGCGCTGCGACGTTCACCGAGCTCACGCTGCAGACCCTGCTCGAGCTCTGCACGGCGGGCCTGGAAGGGCTCATCGCTGAATGCTGCGATTGTTGGCCTGGTGGGCGCGGCGGGTGCTGCGGGTGCTGCCTCGGAGAAGGTTGGCAGCGGCCGTGGCTCGTCGTACTCGTAGGGCACCTGGCGCACGTCGTAACCGACGATTTTGCCGAGCCCGACTTTTGATAGCAGTCCACCAACCGGGCCGTACTTCGGCACCCTCTCTTCGGTGTACCCGATCGCTTTGACGGTCGGGTTGGCGCGGATCTCAGCCAGCTGCGCCTCGTAAGCCTTGAGCCTGCCCTTGTAGGCCTCGGTCGCTGCCTCGTAGGCCGGGAAGTCCTTCGTCTGGTACTGAGAGAGCGCCGTCTCGAAGGGTGCCATCTTCTCGGTCACCCCAGCCTGGTAGGTGCTGAACGCTTTTTCCTGCTCGCCGGTGAGTGCTGCGACCTGCTGCCGGAACTGCTTCGACAGTTGGTCGATGCTCGAGGTCTTGCGTGCAAGCCTCATGCGCTCGGTTGGCGAGAAGGCAGTGGCCATCAGAGCATCATCCCTGTGCCCAGCTGGGAGGAGGTCACGCCGAGCTCGGGCGTGAGTCGTTCCTGGGAGAGCAGGGAGCGCCTGCCGCCTCGAGTCCTGGCACGGATAGCTGACGCTTCGGATTGCGCAGCGAGCCTGCGTTGTTCGTCTGCAGCGGCCTGTACCTCGCGAGCTTTGTTCTCCATCGCAAGTTTATTTTCTTGATATTGGAGTTGTGAAGCCTGAAAAGATTGGCGAGCGGTCTCAGCCTGCGATTGGAGGGAAGCGGCCTGCCTACCGTAGGCAGCGGTCTGCGCGGCTACAGCCTCGCGCATAGCGGCAGCGTCTTGTTCCTGCTGTTGCAGCTGAAGCGCCTGATTGCGTGCAGCGGCCTGCCGAGACCGGCGTGCTTCGTTGGCCTGGTAAGCGGTGCCGAGCAACACAGCGCCCGCAATAATAAACGGCATCTTCTATCTCCTGATCAGCACTTCATCCAGGCTCGACGGTTCCTTCTCATCGGTAGCGTGGATGCAGAACCATACCGCGTCTTCCTCGGCCTCGATGTAGTGCTGCTGCCCAGCCAGGATGGTGATCACCGCCGGCGCACGGTAGCTGCACTCCACGCCATCGACCACAACCGACACCGCCCCGCTCGCCAGTATCGACAGATGGTCGTACTGGTGCGCGTGGGTCACCGCAAAGTGACCCGCTGGCAGCACCATCTGTCTGGCATACACCCCGTCAGAGAAGTGATGCTGGATCTTCAGGTCGATGTCTATCGCGCCCATGTCGCGCATTCTAGCGGGGCGCTTGGCTATTGGAAGGGAGGAGGTATCGGCGCGGTATCACACGCTGATGGCAGGCTCGTAACCGTCTGACCAAATACAACCTCACCCGAGGCGCGGGCCTCGATTTTCTTCGACCGGGAGGAGCCTTGCGGTATCCCGGCCATCAGGCGCTCTGGTTTATCTAGGCTAGCTTGATCTTTCGATCTCGCCCCGCGCATCTGGCCCCGTTCGCTTTCGCTACTGAAGCACCACACGATTCGCCACGTTTATCCGAGTTGGTCGCGCCTACCTTCTCGAGGGCTGGGTTATGGCCCCCATCAGCGCGTCGACCAACGAAAAAGCCCTTGCAGCTGCCTCCCGGTAGGAACCCCTCGGAGACGGCAAGGGGCGGGAAGCATGTGCAAGGGCTCTGACTGCTGTCGGTTCCTACGCCAACGCTTCGTACAGTACCCAAACGCCCCAGATGCGTCAAGCGAACACGTCAAAGTCGTTGGATGCGGTAGTGGCTTGTACCAGTGGGGCGCCTGCCATGTTGCTTTTGCGCACCATCCGGTTGTACTCGCCCCCGCCCAGCATCAGGTAGCCGAATGAGTCGCCAATGTGCGAGTGTTCATTCTTATTAGGGCTATCTCTAAATCGTTCCTGTCCTGCGCCGATGGCAACACGTTTGAAGTGATACCCGCCGCCCAGGGCTTTCCGTAGCAGCTTGCAGTTGCGATTGACAATCAACCCTGGCTTACCGTTCACCAGACGCTGCATGGGCGCTGCAGCGGCTTCTCGGCGAACCTTGAAGTCGTTGCTGGCAGTGGGCTGTGCTCTGAGCCCCAGCGTCTTTAGAAAGTCGAAGGAGGTGACCTCGTAGATCGCATCCCTGGCCATGCCGGCGGGATCGCCCCAGAGCATGACCTGGTGGTTGGGGTATCGCTGGTTCAGTTCTGCCAGCAGCTGCAGCCCGAACCGCTCGAGGCCCATGTCGAAGGTCACGATCTCGTGATGCACCAGCCAGCGCCCATTGGGTAGACGCTGCCCGATGGTGGCCGCGGGCGTCAGACCAAAGTCCAGGCCGACCTGGATGGGGACGCCAGGCTCGACCTCGGTATCTCCAGACATGCTGGCATCGTCGTACTCTGGCCAGACTGGCCGGCCTTCCTGCACATATGTATATAGACCTGCTGCGTAGCAGCGGATCCAGTCCAGGTTCTTACCCGGCAGCATCTGCGCGTAGTACCCGGCAGGGAGGTTGTTGATGTTCTCCGCTTTCGGGTTCAGCTTCCACCACTTGCCTGCAGCAAAGGCGTGATCGTTGGCCTCGGGGTTCTCCGGCAGATCATCGCTTGGCACCTCGATGACACCGCCTGGTTGCTTCCAGAACTTCCACCCTTGTGGCTTTTCCTTCTCGGCCATGTTGTGCCACCAGTGATCATCATCCATTGGGTTGGTGTCCATCCAGATACCGTGCCAGGACGCGCCACCATCCCTCTTCGTGGGATACCTGCCGACACGGTGCGTGAGACCGTCTATAACCGCTTTGGGGAGCTCCCTGGCCTCGTTCACCCATGCACCTGTCAACTCCAGCGACAGGAGCTTCCTGACATCTTTGGGCTGATCGAGTGCCAGGAAGATGACCTCACAGTCGATGCCTGCAGCGTCACCGCGTGCGGGCAGTCTGATGTGATGCGTTATCGGTGGCGTCCAGAGTAAATTGCCAAAGGTCGACTCTGGGAACAGATCCAACCAGGTCTTGATCGTTGTGGTCTTCAGCATGGGGTAGCTATTGCGCACCACGGCCCAGCGCGTGTACCGGATGTTATCGATGGGGGAGGGCTTTTGTTTGACGGCCTGGATAAAGATTCTGGCAGCGCACCCGTATGACTTCCCCGAGCCCACTGGCCCCATGATGCCCTGGACGAAGTTCTTGCTGGAGATGAAATCAAAGATTGTGGCCGACTCGCTGAAGTCGAGCTTCAACCCCGTGACCGGCACGCTCTTGTCACTGGCCTGCTTGGTTCTCACTCTGGCCTCGTCTGGATGGTGATCTGTGCTTTAGTAAGCCTGGCCGTCACCACCAATTCATCACAGAGCTCTTTGGCTTCCAGTGGATTGTGATCCAGCATGGCCTGCCATATCGCATCAGCCAGGCGCTTCATCTGCGTGCAGCCCTCAGAGTAATCAATCATTCTTTTTTCTCCTGTAATTCAGCATACAGATTGAAAACACCATCATCGAGTTCTGTAATCTCATCGGTGTACTCAATGCGCAAGATGCCGAATTGAGTGTTGCGATGCAAGACAGCCACAGGCTCCTGCTCCGGTTGCGCCAATCTTTCTTTTAGCTCTTCAACAACCGGCCAGTCATACGCATTGCTGCCCTCCAACGCATAAAGCGCCCATTTCATCAACTCTCGGTCAGTCATGTGTTCTTCTCCTTGAGCTTAGCTTCTATGGCTTCCGCAAAATCTAAAACGTTCTGGTTAGCCATGCTGATGTGATAGGTGACGGAATGCCCAGCAGGGGCAACATTACAAGCCCATATTTCGTCAGCCGTCAGCCCTTGCC